CAACCGGCTGGCCTTGGGCGCCGGATGGGACGAGGAAATGCTCGCCTTGGAGTTTGCCGATCTGAAAGACCTCGGCTTCGACCTTGGACTGACGGGTTTCGACGAAAAGGAAATAGAAAAATTATTCGCCGCTGACGGCAACGACGTGCAGGACGACGACTTCGACCTCACGGCCGCCCTTGAACAGGCAGCTTTTGTTTTGCCTGGCGACGTGTGGACGCTCGGACGGCACCGGCTTATATGCGGGGACGCCACCGACGCCGACACGGTCAAAAAGCTGATGGACGGGCGCAAGGCTAACCTCGTGCTGACGGACCCGCCGTATAACGTGGCGATAGAATCGCGCGCCGGGCTCAAAATCAAAAACGACAGCATGAAGAACGAGCAATTCTATGATTTCCTTTTCGCGTCGTTCAAGAACATGGCCGACAACCTTGAGGGCGGCGGCTCGGCATACATCTTCCACGCCGACACCGAGGGCGAGAATTTCCGCAGGGCATTCCGCGAGACGGGTTTCCATCTTTCGGGGACTTGCATCTGGGTCAAGAACGCTTTCGTGATGGGGAGGTCTCCGTACCGCTGGCAGCACGAACCCATCCTGTTCGGGTGGCTGAAGACCGGCTCGCACAAATGGTACGCGGGACGGGCGGAATCTACCACTTGGAACTTCGACAGGCCGAAGCGGAACGAACATCACCCCACCTGCAAACCGCTCGATCTGCTGGCTTACCCGATACGGAATAGCAGCCAAGCCAACGGCGTCGTGCTTGACTTGTTCGGCGGTTCGGGCAGCACCTTGATAGCCTGCGAGCAGACGGACAGAATCTGCCATATGCTCGAACTGGACGAGAAGTACGCGAGCGTTATACTGCGCCGCTACGCCGAATTCAAACAGAACGGCGGCGAGAACGTCGTCTGCGAGCGGGATGGTGAGACCATCGCCTACGCCGACTTGGTGAAAGAAGTGGGCGACCGTGGATAGGAAAATGACACTCGGCTCGCTCCAAGCATGAAGGCTGATATTTCCTCGATTTTCGGCACATTTATTTTCACGAAAGGACTTGCTATTACAGCCGTTTAGAGTGATTAATACAATCACCGAACGGGCGCGAAGCCTGCGGAAATCAAGAAAAACGGAGGAAACGAACATGAAAATCAACTACAACGTAACAGGCGCGGATCGCAAATCACTGGTGGCGGCAATCAGCCAAGAACTGAACGCCCCGTCAAAGTACCTCGGAATGCCCACGGCGGCTTACGAGGTCGGCGGTTACAACATCGACAAGACCGGCACGGTCACCGGTGAGGACAACCGCGAATTGGTCGCTGACCTCTGCGGTTTGCACGATTTCAAAGCGGTCGGCGAGGAATACGACTCGCCGCTTGCCGAAGCCGAGGAAGCCCCGGCTTTCGAGGATTTGAACCTTACCGAGCGCGAGGAATTTGGACTCGGGCAGGAACGCCGCGACTATCCCGGCGAAGATGGGATGCAAGCGAGCGACGTACCCGAACCTGATAGCCGCCGCACCTACCAAGCGGAACTCAGCGACCCCGACTGCCCCGACCGCATGGAGGTCTTCGGCGCGGAGGACGACGAGGACGCACTTCGGCAGGCTTACGAGTTTTGCGAGGGCGAGGTGGTTTTGCTTGAACTCTTCGAACTGGACGAGGACTACAACACGACCCGCTCGGTGGAAATAACGCCCCGGGTTGACCGCCTGACCATCGAGGTTCCGCTCGACGGCTTCACGCCTGAGAAACTCGACAACCTCACCAGACTGGTCAACGCCAAAGCCCCGCTCCTCAAGGCGGCGCTCGGAGCGGACGACCTGCCGATTAAGCAAACCGCCGAGGCGCTCCGGTTCCCTTGGTTCCGCGGCGAAGATGCGATTGACGCGGAACACGCGGAAGCCTACTCCACGCTGGTCAGCCTGCTCTGCAAGACGGCGATGGAAAAGAAACGCGTCACAGCGAAGGAAAAGGGCGTGGATGGCTCGCCGAAATACGCCATGCGGTGCTTCCTGCTCTCCCTCGGCTTCATCGGCGGCGAGTACAAAAAAGCTCGGAAGATACTGCTTTCAAGGCTTGAGGGTAACTCAAGCTGGAAGAACGGCAAGAAAGCCGAAACCGAAACGGAGGCGACGGGCGATGAAGTTTCCGAATAAGGAGCAGGTCGAGCGGGTACGGCGGACGTACCCGCAAGGAACGAGGGTCGAACTGGTCTCCATGTCCGACCCCTATACCAAACTCAAGCCCGGCGACCAAGGCTCGGTTGAGTTCGTGGACGACACGGGAACGGTGTTCATAGTCTGGGACTGCGGTTCGAACCTCGGAGCGGTCTACGGAGTGGACGAGATACGGCCATTATCACCGGCGATTAGCGACACGGTTAAAGAACAGATACTGGCGGTTCGGGCGACGTGCGCAACAAATATGTTCGATACGAACGCCGTTCAGCGGATTGCTTTCGACAAAGGTTTCTACGAGCTTGTGGACTTCATCGAAACCGACCGCAAGGCTTACGCCAACTTTATTCTGACGGGCAGGGCGGAATAGACTACACCGCGGGGGCGATTCAGGCCGAAAAATTCGGTGATTTATATCGCGAAAAAGACTTGCTATTACAGCCGTTCAGAGTGATATATGTGTCTGCCGCGAGGCGCACTACACAAAAAACGGAGGTAACGAAAATGAAGGCAAGCGGATGCGTAAGCAAGGCGGTTTACAGCGGATTACAGGCGCGGAGGCGCAAGGACACGGCGGAGTACATTATCCACGACGGCAAGCGGTACGAATACCGCAGCGACACGCAGATTTTCAGGCATGACGCGACAAGGCTCACACGGATTAAGAAAGCCGAATGGCTCGAAATCAAGGCACAACAGGAGGTTGAGTAAAATGTGGAGCGAAGGGATTATCGCAAGCCCGAAGACGGGCGCCAATTACAAATACTGGGTGAAGCACTACGAGGAAGGCTCCCAGTTCGGCATCGACGGAGGCAGGATCAGCAAGCTGACCATCCGCAAGGTCGATGAAACACGCGACCTCTGCAACTACGACAGGGACTGGGACGTGGAACCCGCCGACGAGGTCAAGGCGGTTTACAACATCATCCTCGACAAGTACAACTAAGGCAAACACTTAATCGCGAATACAGCCGAGGACGCCCCGCAAGGGGCTGTCTTTCGTTCAGATAGGTTTTTCGAGACTTCCAAAGACAGATAAATTAATATTTTTGTGATTTATATCGCGGAAAAGACTTGCTATTACAGCCGTTCAGAGTGATATATACGCATGCCGCAAGGCGCACAACAACCTGAACGGAGGGCATGAAAATGAACAAATTTGAGATCGGAAAGGTATACGCAGACAGCAACGGCAAGGAGTACAGAGTGATCGGCAGAACGGAAAAGAGCGTAGTGCTTGAAGATGTTGAGAAGCCGGGCAACAGTTTATACCAAATCAGAAAAACATTTCACGTGCATTCCTGCGGCAGCGAATACATTGAAATGGTCAAAGGCAAATCCGCAACATACAGGAATCATAAAAAATCGGTGGGACGCTACCAAACTTCATCGGGAAGAAAAGCCATAACAATACAGGCTTAACAGACTCAACAACCGAAGTCACCCGCCCCGCGAGGGGCGCTTTCTCGTTAAAGGTTCCGGCGGGAGCCGATAAAGATATTCTTTTGATTTATTTCACAGAAAAGACTTGCTATTACAGCCGTTCAGAGTGATATATGTGTCTGCCGCAAGGCACACACTACACTCCCAAGGAGGGCATTTCCATGACAAACCAACTTCACCTGAACCAGACGGTACGCAACTTCGGCACACTCGCTAAGGTGGCCGGCTTCCACGAAACTACCGGCGACCCGATACTCCGCTCGCTTTGGAACGACGGCAGCCGGTGGATTGCCGACGCCGCCAAGTGCGAGCCGGTGGACGACGAACCCGCCGGGGTACTTCGGCACAAGGACGGGCTTGCGAACCTCGGTTAAGCCGACGATGGCCATAACCACGAAAACGATATGAGGACACCCCCACGCCGGGGGCTGTTCCTCGTTTAGGGTCTGAGGACTCCGACGCAGACAGCTCCGGCAGGCAAAGATAAATTTACATTTTTTGGATTTATATCGCGAAAAAGACTTGCTATTACAGCCGTTCAGAGTGATTAATACACTCACCGAACGGGCGCGAAGCCTGCGGAAATCAAGAAAAACGGAGGATGCGAAAATGAGCAAGAGCGAAAGGATTTTGAAAACCTACCAAAAGCTGACGGGAAACAAAGAATGCACCATTAAAGTTCACGATCTCTTCTTTTACGACATAATCGACAAAGACGGAGAGATTCTCAAAAGCGGCGACTTGGCAAAAGGCACACGCGGACTCGGCGGCATGAAGAGCATAAGCTAAACCGAGAACAAGGAACACGGGAAAAAACCGAGGCCGCCCCCGCGCGGGGGCGGCTCCTCGTACAGATAGATTTTCAGGGACTTCCGAGAGGAGGTCCTTTTTTATTGCCTTTTTTCAGGAAGGAGACTCGCCGATGAGCGATTACAAATACAAACCGACGCCGCTGATGCTCCCGACCAGCCGCTACGACGCGCGGCGGGCGGACTTCGCTGTGAATTTCATATCAATGCTCAAACATACCACCGGCGAGTGGTACGGGAGGCCGTTCCTGCTGATGCCTTGGCAGGAGCAAATTGTCAGGGACATTTTCGGCGTCGTAGGAGAGGACGGAAACAGGCAGTTCCGCACGGCGTATGTCGAGGTCGGGAAAAAAAATGGAAAATCTGAACTGGCGGCGGCAATCGCCCTGTACCTCTTATTCGCGGACGGCGAGGCGGGCGCCGAGGTGTACTCCTGCGCCGCCGACATCAATCAGGCGAGCATCGTGTTCAACACGGCGAAAGCGATGGTCGAGCAATGCGGCGATTTGGCGAAGCTGTCAAAGCTCGTGCCGTCCACCAAGCGGATTATATTCCCGCACACCAACAGCTTTTATCGGGTACTGTCGAGCGAAACGAAGTCCAAACAGGGCTTCAACGTGTCGGGGTTAATCTTCGACGAGTTGTTCGCGCAGCAGACAAGAGAGTTATTCGACACGATGACCAAGTTCACGGGCGACGCCCGACGGCAGCCGCTCTACTTCCTCATCACCACCGCCGGCAGGGACAGGACGTCCATCTGCTATGAAATTCACCAAAAGGCGAAGGCGGTGATGGACGGCTCGAAGATAGATCCGTCGTTTTATCCCGCCGTATTCGGCATAGAGGAAAACGACGACTGGAATGACGAAGCCGTATGGCGGCGGGTCAACCCGTCCATCGGCGTGACTATCCCGTTTGAGACTGTTCAAGCCGCTTATGAACAGGCGAAGCAGAATCCCGCCGAGGAGATGCATTTCCGGCAGTTCCGCTTGAACGAATGGTGCAACGCCGACATCCGCTGGATGCCTATGGACAAATGGGAATCGCTCGGCGAGGAGATCGACTGGAATGAATACGAGGGTCGGGACTGTTACTGCGGTCTCGACCTTTCCAGTACGGGCGATCTGACCGCGCTTGTTTTAGTATTTCCACCGAACCCCGGCGATGCCAAATACTCTGTTATGCCGTTCTACTGGCTTCCGGAGGACGTTATCGACCTGCGTACCCGCCGAGATCATGTCCCGTATCAGGTGTGGAAGAAGATGGGTGTGTTCAACACCACCGAGGGCAACGTGGTGGACTATGACTACATCGTGGCGTTCATCGCGAAGCTGTCCGGGCGATTCCGAATTCGTGAAATCGCCTATGACCGCTACGGCGCTGAGAAAATACGCCGCGACCTTGAGGAACTGGGCGCGGAAAACGGCTTCACGGTGTTTCCGTTCGGCCAGGGCTTTATCTCGATGTCCCCGCCGAGCAAGGACTTCTTCCAGTTTGTGATGGAGGGCAGAATCCGGCATGGAAAACACCCCGTCCTCGACTGGAACATGACCAACGTCGTAATCGACCAGGACGCGGCGGGCAACATCAAGCCCAACAAGAAGAAGTCAACGGAAAAGATAGACGGCGTCGTGGCAATGATCATGGGTTTTGCCAGAGCGACGCTCGGCGGCGCCATCGATACCGGCAGCGTTTACGAAGAGAGGGGGCTGCTGTTTATATGAAAGAGCAACGGCATACCCCGGATGACTTGAAAACCATGCAGGCGTGGCCGCTCTCACGAAAGATAATGGTCACGCAAACCCGAATAATGGAATGGTATATGCGCTTTGACGGGAAAGTCAGCGTTTCGGTGTCCGGCGGCAAGGACTCGGCGGTACTGCTCGACTTGGCGCGGCGGTGTTTCCCCGATATCGAAGCCGTGTACGTCAACACGGGTCTGGATTTCCCCGAAGTGCGGAAGTTCGCTATGGATACGCCAAACGTGACCGTGCTTCAGCCAAAGATGCGGTTTGATGAAGTGGTCAGGGAGTACGGCTGGTGCTACCCGTCCAAGGACGTGGCGCACACGATTTATTACGCGCGGAAAGGCTCCGGCTGGGCTATCGACCGCTTGAACGGCGTTAACGGCGACGGCTCGCCGAGCAAATGGCGAAAAAGCCATTACGTGAAGTGGCGTTATCTGCTCGACGCGCCCTTCAAAATCTCGGCGAACTGCTGCGACATCATGAAGGAAGCGCCTCTTGAAAAATACGAAAGGAAAAGCGGCAAACACCCGGTTGTCGGCACGATGGCGGTTGAGAGTGAGCGTCGCAGGCAGGCGTGGCTTCAGACGGGCTGTAACAACTTTGACTCGAAACACCCCGTGTCGAAGCCGCTGTCTTTCTGGACAAACCAGGACGTCTTGAAATATATCCGCGACTATGCCGTTCCGATTGCTTCGGTGTACGGCGAAATCGCCGAGGATGCCAAAGGGCGGCTCTCCACCACGGGGGAGCAGCGGACGGGTTGCGTGTTCTGCCCGGTCGGATGCCACCGCGACAAGGTGAACCGATTCCAGCGGATGGCGGCAAGCCACCCGAAACTTCACGAATACTGCATGGACGCGCTCGGCTTGGGCGCGTTCCTTGATTATATCGGCGTGGCGAGGGGGTAACGCGTTTATGGGTATATTAAAAGCACTGTTCCATTCCCGCGACAGGCCGAAGAACCGTGTCGGCGGCGGCTGGAGTTTCCTCTTCGGCGGCACGTCGAGCGGCAAGGCGGTCAACGAACGGACGGCAATGCAGACATCGGCGGTCTACGCCTGCGTCCGCATCCTCGCCGAGTCGGTGGCGGGGCTTCCGCTCCACGTTTATGAACGTGCCGACGACGGCGGCAAAGCCACCAAACCGGAGCATCCCATATATCGGCTTCTCCACGACGAGCCGAACAGCGAAATGACATCGTTCGTGTTCCGCGAAACCCTCATGAGCCATCTGCTTCTGTGGGGCAACGCCTACGCGCAGATAATCAGGGACGGCAGGGGCTTCCCCGTCGAGCTTTACCCGTTGCTGCCGGACAGGATGTCCGTTGACAGGAACAACGCCGGCGCTCTGGTCTATACCTACCGGAGCGACAAGGGAGATGTGAAACTCAGCCGCGAGAACATCCTGCACATACCGGGACTCGGTTTCGACGGCCTTATAGGTTACTCGCCTATCGCTATGGCGAAAAACGCCGTCGGCATGAGCATCGCCACCGAGGAGTACGGGGCTAAATTCTTCGCCAACGGAGCGAACCCCGGCGGCGTGTTGGAACACCCCGGCACGGTGAAGGATATTCAACGGGTAAAGGACAGTTGGAACGCCGGATACCAAGGCAGCGGTAACGCCCACAAAGTCGCGCTGCTTGAGGAGGGCATGAAGTTCCATCAAGTCGGAATCCCGCCCGAACAGGCGCAGTTCCTTGAGACGCGGAAGTTCCAGATAAACGAGATAGCGCGGATATTCCGCGTACCGCCCCACATGGTCGGCGACCTCGAAAAGAGCAGCTTCTCCAACATCGAGCAGCAGTCCCTGGAGTTCGTCAAGTACACCCTCGACCCGTGGGTGGTCAGGTGGGAGCAGAGCTTACAGCAGTCGCTCATACTCCCGTCCGAAAAGGCCGCGCACTTCATCAAGTTCAATCTCGACGGGCTTCTTCGGGGAGACTACCAAAGCAGGATGCAAGGCTATTCCATCGGCATCCAGAACGGTTTTCTCTCCGTCAATGACGTGCGGGGATGGGAGGACATGAACCTGCTGGCCGACGAGGAGGGCGGTAACCTGCACGTCTTGAACGGCAATATGGTCAAACTCGCCGACGCGGGCGCGGCCTACAAATCTAAAGAAACGGAGGATATTTCATGAAAACAAAGAAATTTTGGAACTGGGTCAGGGACGAAACAGGCGAGCGCACCCTATATCTCGACGGGGTCATATCTGATGACACATGGTGGGGCGACGAGGTGACGCCCGCGATGTTCCGCTCGGAATTATTCTCCGGCGAAGGCGGCGTTACCATCTGGCTTAACTCCCCCGGCGGCGACTGCGTGGCGGCAAGCCAAATCTACGCCATGCTTATCGATTACAAGGGCAGCGTAACGGTAAAGATCGACGGCATCGCGGCTTCGGCGGCAAGCGTAATCGCTATGGCGGGAACTTCGGTGCTTATGGCTCCGACCGCCCTCATGATGATTCACAACCCTTTAACCATCGCCATCGGCGACAGCGAGGAAATGCAGAAAGCGATGGAAATGCTCGCCGAGGTCAAAGAGAGCATCATTAATGCCTACCAAATCAAGACCGGCCAGTCGCGGGCTAAAATTTCGCACTGGATGGACGCCGAAACGTGGATGAACGCGAACAAAGCCATTGAACTGGGCTTCGCGGACGGTGTCCTTGAGGATGAAAAACCCGCTAAGCCGGCAGAAA